ATTTAGAATAATAGGATATAAAATGCAAATTACAATAAAAGAACTAAAAAAGATGATTTCTGAAGCAGTAAACGAATGTTACCACGATATGGAAGCTCATCATGGCATGGAAGACCATGATGGCATGAAAGATCTGTTCGATACTCTTAGCGCCCGAAAAGGTCGTCATAATCCTGAAGAAGAAGAAATTGTTCTTGTATTACCAATGCAAGAGAAAAAACAAAAATGGATGCAAGCTGCTGTTAAGAAAAAGGGAGCATTGTCAAAACAACTTGGTGTGCCAGAAGAGAAAAATCTTTCTATGGCAGATCTAGAAAAGAAAAAAGCTGCTCTTCAAAAGAAAGGTGCAGGCGATAAAAAGCTATCTGCTCATGATTTAAAATTATTACAAAGAATTAACTTTGCAATAACTGCCAAAAAAACAGCAGCCAAAAAGAAGAAAAAAACTGTTAAAGAAGCAATTGCTGGCGTTGAAGAAAAATTAAAACCAGCACAAGTTTCTTTACATAGAAAAGTCTCCCCAGAAGAAGCACCAAGACAATCTGCTGTTGCAGAATCTATGAAAGAAAAAATTAGAGAAATGGTAAAAGAAATTTTATCAAATTCTATTTGATAACAATATTTAATTAAGAAATAAGGGAACAATACTATGGCAGAGACATTATCAGTAACAGACATGTTACCAACCAAGTTTGAACCATTGCAAAAACGTAGATTCGTATTTGCAATTGAAGGTATCGATTCATTTTTAGTAAAATCAGGCAAACGTCCTTCTACTTCAACTTCAACAATTGAAGTACCATGGATTAACAGCACACGTTACTTAGCAGGAAAAACAAAATTTGAATCTATCGATGTAACATTGCATGATCCAATTGCTCCATCCGGCGCTCAACAAGTAATGGAATGGGTTCGTTCCTGTTTTGAAAGCGTTTCTGGTCGTGGTGGTTATGCAGATTTCTATAAACGTGATATTCAAATTAAAATGTTAGACCCAGTTGGTACAGTAGTTCAACTTTGGGATATCAAAGGTGCGTTCGTAGAAAAAGCAACATTCAGTGATCTAGATTATTCAAGCGATGCTGATATGACAGAAATCCAACTTACTTTAAAATACGATAACGCTGTACTTCAATACTGATCTAAAATTCTCAAATCATATTTTAATAAGCCGCTTATAACTAAGCGGCTTATTTTTTATACATTTTAATAATACATATTTTGTTTAGTTTTCATACTAAACATGAATAGGAGAAGTAAAAATTTATGTCTGAAAATGACAATCGAGAATTAAGAAATTCAATCTTTGCTGCACAGCAAGCAGCTATGAGTTCAAATAGTAATGGAGTTCCTGTAGTCTCTAGAGAAGAATATGCTAAAAGAGAACTAGGAATAGAAATTCCAATCGATGCTGTTCCGCTTCCATCAGCCGGTAAAGTATATGGATTAGAACATCCATTACACAATGCAACACAGATAGAATATAGAGCTATGACGGCAAGAGATGAAGATATTCTCATGTCTCGTGCTCTTATTAAAAAAGGCACTGTTATTTCTGAATTAATAAAAGCTTGTTTAATAAATCCAGCAGTTGATGTCGGTTCTTTATTAACTGGTGACAGAAATGCACTTATGATTGCAGTAAGAATCTCTGGTTATGGAAGAGAATATGCAGCTAACTGGAATTGCCCAAGTTGTGAATTTAAAAATGAAATTGAATTTGATTTAACTGAATTACCAATTAAACCACTAGATTTAGAACCAGCCAATGCTGGTGAAAATTTATTTAGATTTAAATTGCCTGTCTCAAATAAAACAGTTGGCTTTAAATTCTTGACTGGTAAAGAAGAAGAAGAAATTGCTCAACAAATGGAAATGAGAAAAAAGAAAGGAATTGTTACAGAAAACGTTGTAACAACCAGACTTCTTAATTCTATTGTAGAAATTGATGGTAATCGTGAAAGAGGACTTATTTCTAAGCTTGTTAATTATATGCCAGCTAGAGATTCACTAGAGCTAAGAAAGTATATTGAAGATCATGAACCTGGCGTTCATATGAGCGTTACTTTTAATTGCAGAAATTGTGATCATACAGAGGAGGGTGCCCTTCCGATGGGATCTACGTTTTTTTGGCCTAACTCCAGAAAGTAAAGAACAAGTTCTATTAGAGCCATTTTTTTTATTAGGTTATTATTTTGGCATGACATGGCAGGATTATTACGATTTCCCTGTAACATATAAAAGATGGCTAATAGAACGAATAAAGAAAGAAATTGAAAAAGGTAAAGATAACGGTAACGAATTAACAAAAGGTACTCATCATAATGATGCTCAAACCAGAGCACTTCTTGGAAGGCATAGACCTGAATCTCCTGCAAGATTAAGAAGATTTACCTGAATAAAAAAAGCCCAGAATTTATCTGGGCTTTTTTATTTATTTTGTTTTAAATCAAAGCATATCAAGATTATCTAAAGCCATATAGGCACAATCAACACCACGAGTGTTAGACTTCTTCATAAGCTCCCTGTAGGCTTTTAAAGGCATTTCATGTGCTGATAGATACTCGTCTCTATCTAACTTGAGATTGTCGGTTTTAGAGCAATTTAGGGCGACAAAGAAATAGATTCTTCCTTCTGAATAAGGAGAATATGTTTTGCTGCCAAGATAAAATAGTTTATCTGTTGTATATCCAGTTTCTTCCTTAAGTTCTCTATGAGCAGCTTTTTCTTTTGATTCACCTTCATCAATTCTTCCACCAGGAAGTTCAATCTCTTCTTTCTCAGAACCAGGACGATACTGTTTAACAATTATAACATTGTTATTTTCTGTTAAAGCAAATATTTGAACAGAATCCTGCATTCCAGCATCAACATAGGATGTTATTAAATTACCATCTGGTGCTTTATATTTTTTTACTTTAATGGTTTTTTTATATCCACTTTTTGGATGATGTAAGTTAAGAATTTTTTCTGATATTTTTTTCATGAATCACCAAGCTTTGCAAGACCAATAACGAGCTTTTGTTTTTGGACCTGGATTTTCACAATTATGTCTGGCTCTAAAAGATTTTCTACGTTTTGGATTGCTTTTTTTAATTCTCATGTTTGGATCACCAAAGTTTACCTTTTTAATGTTACCGGTCTTTGGATCTTTAACATAAACTTTACTTTTTTTAACATCTCCTTTCATACGTTTATTTAGAGTAACTGTCCTGCCATGATATTTTGCTTCATTTAAATTTCTTACCAATTCTTCTGCGGCGGCTTGAAGACCATCTTTAAATTGTGGCAAAGAGAATAAATGATTAACTATTACATTTTCTATTTCATTAATATCTTCAATTCCATCTAATTCTATAAATGAATCAAAAAGCTGTACTAAAACATCTTTGATAGTACCTTCCAAATCAGCTTCAGCAGCCAATTCTTCAGCAACAACTGATTCAATAAATAATTTTAATTTTTCTTTACTCATCATAACTCCAAATTTATTCTAACATAAATACAATATAAAAGATATTTTTTTCATATAAAAAAATTTATTTGATTGTAATTAATAAAGTATTAATTTATTAGTAGTAAAAAATGGATCCAGATTTAATAAATGCAATTAATAGACTTGTTGCTTCTGTTGACAGAAATACTTCATCTAGAAGTACAGCAACTGGAAGTGCTGGTTTTAGTCCAACAGCCGCTGCTGCATCTGGTAAAGAAGCATTAACTCCAAACGGACAATCATTTATTCCAGCAGAAATAAGTCGTGCTGCTGGAGCTGGTGCTTTATACGCATCTTCTGCATTCAATACTCTAGCATCATCCATGAGTCAAATCCCAGTGGTCGGAGGAGTCATTGGTACCATGATGACAGAAATGGGAAATATTTTTCAAGAAATTGAAGGACATCTTGGTGCGCTTGGAAATGTTTTTGGAACCACTTTCCAATTGTTAACTCAATCATTTAGTTCTCTTTTTAATATAGGTAAAGGATTAGTAAATCTTGTATTTGCTCCTTTAGATGCTTTATTTACTACAGCTCAAGCTGGTGGTGGTTCTAACGAATATAGAAAAGCTATTGAAGATATAAGAAAATCATTCGGTGATTTAAGATCTGGAGTTGGTGGACAAGTATATGGAGCAGTTAAAAATATCAATGGAATGTTAGCAGAAACTGGATTGACCGTTCGAAGGGTATTTGGTAGCCGTGGTCAAATGGCGCAAGAATTTTTAAAAGCTTCTAATGAATTAGGAGCAACCATTTCACAATTAGGCAGTCAACTAGAAGGACAGGCAGAACATTTCTTAACCTATAGAAAAGTTTTTGATCTTTCAGAAGATGGAATGAGAAATTTAGGTCTTCGTGCGATTACAACTGGAACCACTTTGGAAGAACAAGGTAGACAAATTGCACAAGTATCACTTGGATTAGCAAACCGATTCGGATCATCAGCGAGACAAATAGGTCGTGATATAGGAGAAATGATCGCAGATGTGAAAAATTTTGGTGGAATTTCTCCTCAAATTTTAGGTAACATTTCTGCACATATGCGTCAACTTGGTTTGACAGTTAAAAACGTTATTGGAGTAGTTGAAGGATTTGATAACTTTGAAACTGCTGCTAAAAATTCCGCAACATTAGCACAGCAATTCGGTATACAAGTTGATGCATTGCAAATGATGAAAGAACAAGACCCAGCCGCACGATTTGAAACGCTGCGTAAGCAATTCTTTGCTACTGGACAATCTGTTGAAACAATGAGCAGACAGCAAATAGCTGCTTTAGTCTCTGCTACAAACATGGATGAATCAGCAGTTAGATTAGGGTTTTCTTTAAAGAATCAAAGTAAATCTTATGCAGATGTTCAAAAACAATCTGAATCGGCACAGAAAAAACAATTATCACAAACAGAAGCAATGCAAGAATTGTCACATTCTATAGATCGAATGGTGCAATCTGGACAACAAATGCAAGGTGGATTCTTCCAAATATTCTTTGAGGGCTTTACTAAAGGCATAATGCGGTCACGGGAATTCCGGCTTATCATGATGGAAATACGACAAGTAATGAGAATCGTATTTACTGAAGGTATTCGTATCGGAAGAGATTTCGTAAAATATTTTCCAGGCGTACAAGAAATATTTGGAGGTTTGGCAGATATATTTCAACCAGCACGCTGGCGTGCGATGATGAACTCTGTAAGAGAAGTGCTACAAAGTTTCTTTAAAAATGTAAACATAAATCCTGAAGCTGCTGGTCAAAATTTCATTCAAGGAATACAAAATATATTCTCTAAATTCTTCTCAGCAAGTGGTGGTGGATTTACAAAAATTCTAAAGGGGGCAGGCAATTTTATAAAAGCTTTAATCTTTGGAATGTTAGGCATCTTAAAAGCAAGCATTGTAGAAGTCCAAAAGGTATTTGCTGAAATGTTTGTTCCAGGAGAACAAAATAAACCTGGTATAATACAGCAAATTATTACTACAGCTACTGATGTTTGGAATACTCTTAAAGAAGCATTGCTAGGTGCTTTTGGTGAAGGTTCTAAAGGTGGTGCTTTGGTAACAGGCATTTTTGAATCTTTAGGTGTTTTATTTTCAGACATAGGGGGCACATTTGGTAGTTTATTTGATTCTGTTGGTTTAGGAGATTCCTTGTCAGGTGCCTTTACATCGTTGTTAAAAAGTATTTTTGGTGAAGATTCAGAAATAGCAGCTTCTGCTGGTGGAGGAATAGTTGCAACTTTCACCACATTAGGCAGACAAATGTTAGAAGGTATGTCTAAAGGTATGGATGAATTCATTAAAGGAAATCCAGGGAGTCCCTTATCTGGATTCTTAGTGGGTACTGGATTGGCTGCTGCGGCTACTGCTGCTGGAGCTGAAGTAGGTAATTCATTTACTCAAAGTTTATCCAAGGCTAGTGGTTATCTAGAAAAAGGTTTGAATGCACTTTTTGGACAAGAAGCTGTTCCAAAAACTACTGTTCGTGGTATGCCAAATGCTCCCGCAGCCCGAGTAGCAGCAAACACTCCCCCAGCCGTTGCAGCATCAACTGTAGAAGAACCTACATCAAGTAGTTTATTAGAACAAGTACAAGAACTTCCAACAGCAAGACAACTTAGAGCTATTTCTAGAATGTTACCAAGTCGGGCACAAATAAGAGAATTATCAACAAGAATTATTTCAATAAATGAAGTCATCGGGGAAAGTTTAGAAGGACCATTGACTGATTTAAGAAACATATCCGAGGAGTTAAAGGATGCTGTTGGTGGCACTGGAGAAGAATTACGTACATTACTCCAAAATATAGCTGGTATTTTTGCTAGTGTTAAAGAAATTTTTACATCAATTAATACGACAAGTGTAAATCCTAAAATTTTAGAAACAAATCTTAATGCAACAAGGCAAGGATTTGGAGTAATTTTTAGAAAATGGACTGGTCCTGAAGGTATTCAAGTTAAAGTAAATGAGCTTAAAACATATTTTGAGAATCAACAGACAATAGGTAAATTAGAAAGTATTACAAGTATATTCAATCAAGTAAGCACTACTTTCAATGAAATGGGAACAGCAGTTAGCTCAGTACAAGCAACTGGTAGTTTGTTGAAAAATTTCAGCGGACTTACTGAAAGAGTAACTGCCGGTGGAAATGCTTTCATGAGAATGATTACAAGAATACAGATGGGATTTCAAACATATGATGTTACAGGCTTACAAGCAGCAGCGGGATCAATAAGTAAAATTAATGATGAAGTAGGCAGAATACATACATCTTTTGAATCGATGACGACAAAATTAATTGAGATTCAAGAATATACTTCAGAATTAGATCCGGCAACTATCCTTGCTCCTTCGACTAAAGCATTAAATGCAATGTTGAAAAATGTTACAGATATAGACCAACAATTGAAAAATTTCTCTAAGAATCCAATCACAATTCCAGCTACATTGAAATCTATATCTGAAACTGTTCTTGGTAAAACAACAGAATATAAGATTTCTAATGGCAATATTAATTTCAATATTCAAGTAAATGTTACTCTTGATTCTGAAGAACTATCTACTAGCTTGCAGAAAGCTGGACATTTAGTAAAAGGTCCACCGCCATAGTAAAAGTTTCACAAGGATGTTAATTTTATGTCTGAAAATAAAACTTTATATGAAACATTTATATCTTCTGATGAATTCAAAAAAGATATTGAGGAAAACACAAAAGAAGAATCAAAAGAACAGGTTCATAATTTTTTAAAATTGCTATTTAATAGAGTAGAAGAAGTTTATATAAAACCTTTTAAAGAACCAAGTAAGCCATGACAATAGATGACAATTCCATATTTGATACAAAAACTTCCTTGAAAAAAATTGAACCTTCAAGGAGTAGAGTTATTGTATATACAACAAACATGGAAGAACAAAGACCCGCTGCTTTTAATGAAGTCACTATTGGAGGAGGGAATACTAATGGAGATGATGTAGCTCAATACTATAAAGAAGTTACAGTAAATCACATTAGTAAACAAACCCAAAATGCTGGTAATGAATATCGACTTTCTGTAGGTTCCAATCCAACAACATTAAAAAACCCAGATGGAAGTCCTGCTGTTATTTCGGATCAACCTGCTGGTGTTGTAAAAAGTTTTTCTAATGAATTTTCTACCGACGATTCTCAGAAAGCTTTATCTGCTTTTAAACAATCATCAGATTCACAATTCTTAAAATTAAATGTAAGAAAAGGTAAAGGATTAAATTCTCAAGATCCTAGTGTGATTCAATTATTTAATCAAATAAATCCGGAAAATGAATTTGATCCTGGTTTATTACCAAAGACAACACAAGAAAAATTAGCAGAAAATAATTTATTAAATCCAAATAATAAACTAATTTATGGCGATTCTACTACTAAAGAAAATACAAGTAAAATTGGCTCTTTAATTCTGCAACCCAAATTGGGTTCACATTCTCCAAGAAAATTTCCTAATGTAGAAAGTGATAATACAGTACAAGTCACTGGTGAGAGATTACAAACATTAACTATTGAAGAATTAAAAAATTTAGGCTCTAGAATATTATTCGCCGCTGGAGGTGGAGAAGTTAAACAAGGAATTACTCAATCAGAAATAGATATAATTCCTCCAGATGAAACAAAATATGGGGTTAAAATACCATTCAATAGATTTACTGCTACAGAAGTTGTTCAAGCAGCAAACCCAGACTATGTAAAGCCTAAAGTTGAAATAGACCTGTCCGATGAAACACGTTATTCCTATGGCTCAATGTATACTCCAGCAGAAGTCTTTAATTCAAAATTTTCAGCATTAGGTGCATATAACATTGTAAAAACAATCATGTTTGCAATCGCACAACTTGCTGATGTAGCTTCAGCAATACCCTCTGGAATTGGAAGCTTTGTTCCTCATCCTCCTTTAATTCCTACTGCCAATAAAGCAACTGAATGTCTTCTAATTGGATTCAATTTGTTTTTTTCCGAAAAGTCAACATTACCTGTATATGATCTAATGCATTCTGATCAAGGATTTAAAGCTACAATTTTAAGAAGATTAATGCAAATTCTTTTTCAAGAACTCGGTTTAGATACCTTGACAGTTCCAGATCCATTGGCAATGGCAAATATTGCAAAAAATTTAGTAAATTCTAAATTTATTAATATGATGAATATTATTTTGTTAATGGGTGATCATACCATAACAGCAGCAAGACAAGCATCTATTAATCCAGATGATTATATTGGACAAGTAGCTGATATAATAAATTCAAAAAGAGACGATCTTGATTTGGATGATACGAAAATAAATCCTGCTTCACTGATTTCTAGAACAAAATTATCTCCAACAAGTCAAGATTGGTTATATGGCACTAAAACATCCTGGGCTATGGGTTCTACTCCTTCTCTATACATTTTACCAAATTCTGTTAAAACAGCAGAAGCTCGTTTAACAGGAAATAATAATTATTTAAATAATCTAGCATCTAAAAAATATGTAAAGTCTACAGAAACGAATAGACTAACCAGAGTTCAATCGAAAGCAATTGAGCAAGTATTAGATGCTAGTTATGTTCCATTTTATTTTCATGATCTTAGAACAAATGAAATAATTTCATTTCATGCTTTCCTTAAAACTTTAGAGGATACATTTCAAGCAAATTATCAATCAGATGTAGTTTATGGCAGAGCAGATCCTGTTCACATTTATAAAAATACAGAAAGAACTATTGGTTTATCTTTTATAGTTGCTGCTGTTAATGAATCTGATTTTGATCAAATGTGGTATAAAATAAATAAATTTATAACTATGGTTTATCCTCAATATACCGCAGGAAGACAATTATCTTTTGAAAATAAAAATTTTTATCAACCCTTTTCTCAAGTTCCTGCGGCTTCACCAATGATTAGAATGCGAGTTGGTGATTTAGTTAAAAGTAATTACAGTACTTTTGGTATGGGCAGACTTTTTGGTCTTGCACAATTACAAGGACTTGGAACTAACAGTGCTGCATCGGAGGAACAAACAGCTCAAGTTAGACAAAGAATGGAAAGCGGGGAATTTAACATAGGAGAAAAATTCATATTAAATTGGATATCTGGTCTTAGTATGACAGGACCATTTAATTGTCAACCCAGGTCCACTGGTCTTCCAAGCAGTGTTAATGATCAAGTTATTGCAACTACAATTTCGAGTAATGCAGTAGATGTGAGAGTAACAGCAGTTGAAGATGCCGAAAATAAAGTGTACATTGTAACAGCCATAGAACCTCCCGATTTACATGGACATCCTGGAAGGAAATTAGATTTTCCTTTTTTATTTAGATTAGGCACTGGAGATGTCACTTCGGGACCATCTCCAACAAGATGGAGATCTGCAATTATTGAAAGTGAGATTACAAGAGTGGCAAATACCGCTGTCTTCAACGCTGCTCGTGTCGCTGAAAACCAAGCCAGGACGGAAGGTCTAAGTGCAACTCAAAGTTTTTTATCAACTACCAACAATCCTATTTTGAGAGCCTTTGAAACCACACGAGGAGATGGCATGGCTGGATTTATTTCAAATATTGGAATGGACTGGATGATGGATGAAGCATTATGGGAAACCAGTGGTTATGGAAATCGTGCTCCAACTATGTGTAAAATTACAATTCAATTTAAACCAATCTTTGATCTTCCACCAGGACTTGATTCTAATGGCTTTATGAATGCACCTGTATACCCTGTTGGTAATTCTTCTAACGCAATGATTATTGATACTGAAACGGAAAATACAACACAAGATAAGATTAATTCATTTAATTCTTATAAAGCACGCTCTGCTAGAAACATTTCAGTACCTACTACCGAGCCAACAACAGGTAATAATATATCAATACCAGGTATAGGAAGATCGGGAATCCCATCATTTCGTGGCGTAGCCGGATGGGCACGACGATTCGGTGTGGAATAGGAAGAACAGGAATCAGATTATTTGGGCAACGAATTATTTGAACAAAGGTTTAATATATGTCAATTAGAAGATATGCAAGGACTCCAATATTAAAACTTGGCGAAAAATATGGAACATCTAATGTTATTTTATCTATAAGAAGTAATATTAGTGCTGGAAATATACGAACACAAATTTATATTTTAACAGAGAATGAAAGATTAGATATAATTGCGGGCGAACAATATAATGATAGTTCATTATGGTGGATTATTGCAGCAGCTTCTAACGTAGGTTGGGGCTTGCAAGTTCCAGCAGGAACTATTTTAATTATTCCTTTATTGAGTGATGTACAAAATTACGTTGGATAAAATATGCCTAATAGAGAATTACGTTTACAAACAGCTATTAATAATTTAGCCAAATATTTTGGTATTAATTCTATTGATGACCTTATTAATGGCGCTTTAGTTACATCAGAAAGAAGGGAAGGTCTGTCTGCTATTACAGGGGAAAGAGAACGGGCAACCCAGGCGGGATTAGAAATAAATGAAACAATTGGTCGTAGACCTAATTCGCCTGAAGATATTAGTGAATTTACACAACTTGGTAATCAAACTTTCTTACCTCGGGAATTGGATGCTTTAAGAAGAGATTTAAGACCTGATCCCAGACAAGGAACATTAATAAAAAACATTATAGATACTTCTAATGGTGCTTTTTTAACTTCTGATTTATTAATTGAACTTAATCAATTATTAACAAACGCTACTAAAGAACAAAAAATACAATTTTTTAATTTATTTGAACTTTATTATGGAAAAAGTGATGAAACTCATCGCTATTATAGCCCAATGGATTTTTTAAAAAGATACAAAGGAATAGTAGGAACTGTAGGTCCAGATGGAAATGGCATTATCCAAAGTGACATTATTAATAAAAATCTTACTTCTGATAGAAATGCTTCCCCGAATATAGCGGTATATGTTTCTAAGCATCCTAGAATTTCTTTAAATTTAAAAAATGCCAATGCATGTACAATATTTTTCAATGGGATGCCTTCATATGAATTATCTAGAGCAGTTCCTTATATGGAAATTACAATGTTTTATCCTCGACCAGCAATATCTTCAGATAATCGATTATTTGCTACAAGTATCTCAAAATTTTTAGATGGAGCCAAAGAAATAAGACCTTTAGCTTCATCAAATCCAGCATATTTGATGGCGCAGGCAAATCAAATGAGAGGTTCTGAAGTTTCTAGATTTCCTCAGATAGATTCTTATACAAAAGCTGGAATGGAATTGTTTTTATCTCCACAAACATTAGTAAATGCAGATGAAGCAGATGACGCTTCATTAAGAGCTAATCCGATTTTAGATAAATTTAGACCATTTCTTTCTATTATGTCTTTTGAGGTAGAAGTACGTCCTTCTCATGGAGACATGTGTACTAAAACTGCAAAATTAAAATTAAGACTTCATGATCGTTCTAGAATGAATGACATTGCAGATTTATTAAAAGCAGATTTATATTCTTCACAGGAAATAGACATAGAATATGGATGGTCACATCCGGACAATAACATTGTGGCTAATGTTCCAAATGATTATGCAGATTTAATCAATGGAATGAGAGTTAAAGAACGTTATGGTGTAATGGGTTCTACTTTTACTTTTTTGGATGCTGGTACGGGTGTAGACATTGAATTGCAATTATTTACTCGTGGTGCTGTAGAAACAATGACTCAATCGATATTCGATTACAGTGAAAATACAAGAAATTACATGAGAAACATGAGGGAATTGCAACAAACAATTGCACGTCTTAGAGATAGATTATATCCAGCTCCAGCAGAAGGACAAAGACCCAGAGATCCAAGAGCAACACAAATTATTGATGCTGCTGTAGATGCAAATGCTACAATTAGATTTTCTACAGCACAATTGACACAATTAAGAGATTTAAGAAATCGCCTAAATGGTTATGATAATCCAGTTTCAACAGAATTGGCACAACAATTAGAAGTTTTGTTTAGAGAGATTACAGAACAAAGAACTGCGGAACCAGGAGCGCCTGGTTCTATACGTCAACTAAGAAATTCTGTAATAAGTAATGCTCAGGATCAATTAAGAACTTTATTAAATTTAAACGGTATTGAAGATCCTTTTTATCGTCCCGGTGAAAGCAATACCGCTGGGGGAAGGACACCAGGAGTTAGAAACCTTCAAGCACCTACTACTCGTGCAGATCAGACTGCATTACAAGATTATCATGCACAATTTGGCGATTTGATTCTTAATGAGAATTCTTTTTGTTCCTTTGCAACTTTGATGTTACATATGGTTGGTAAACCTTTGGCTTCTACTCATAATTTTGATGAAATACAATTTATGTATTATCCATTTAATGACAAAGCAGGATATGCAAATGGAATAACAACCGCAAATTTTTTAATTGATCTACGTCACTTTGAAGAACAAATTATAAGAAATAGATTGGAGAATGTAAATTCTACAACATCAATGACAATTAGAGAATTTATAAGATTTATGCAAGTCAATTTTTTTGATGATCAATCTTCATATTCTTATGGATTGTGGGGGGAAAGTGGAGCTTCTCTTGTAAGGGAAGCAATAGACAGAACTACAGGGACTACAAGTGTTTCTCCTGCGGGGGAATTGCCTCAATATCAAACAAGTTTGAATAATATTTTACGACAAAGAACGCCAAATGGTGATTTTCAATTACCACAAGTTGAAATGCTATTAGAATGTTTACCTTCTAAAACTCCCCGAAGAGAAGGGGAAGCAACTACTGATTATGAATATGGCACTAAGAATATCCTTAGAATACATATTTTTGATGCAAGTGCTACAACCTTTTCTACAGAATCAGCTATTTTAAATGCTTCCAGAGAAGACCAAATGGGAATTTTAAATACTGTGTTGCCAAGTGCATCTCCCACAGCGGGGGATACTACAGAAGTTTCTGAAAATCGAAGAGAAGTTTTTCAACAAACACTGCAAGCTGCTATTGAATTTGGAATAATAGAAGTTCAAAATGCCAATGGGGTTACATTAACTCAGTCGGCGGCTATGAATGCAATAATTAATAACACTGGAAATATTAGAATTCTCGGCGGTTCAAGAAAAATAAAAGAATTTTTAATGAAAACTGCTCCTCATATTATTTATGGTGCCGCAGGAACAACAGTATTAAATATGCAAATTAGTTCTCAACCAGACACTACTTTACAAACAATACAACTTCAAAGATCTCCATCACAGAGTAGTCTTTTACCTTCAGGAGAACAGCCTGGAGGATTGCCAATGCAAGTTATTCCATCTCAATTAAACATGACAACAATGGGAAATCCTCTTGTATCATACATGCAAAATTTCTTTGTTGATTTACAAACTGGAACTACTTTAGATAACATTTATTATGTTACAGGGTTGTCTCATACTATTGAAGCTGGTAAATTTACAACTTCAATTCAATTCTCAGCAAATGATGCATACCAACAATACAATAACATCAATTCAAGAATTGCAAATATGTTAAGTATTACAAATCAAGCTGCTGCTCAAGCCTCTGCTGCCTCCCCCAGTGCGCCCGCAGCTCCTGCTACCACTTGAGGTTTAAACATATAATATACTATGGCATTATACAGAAATGCCTCACACCATTATATTTGACAGAAATCTATTTGGCAATAGAATTAACGATGTCCATTATGATGGCAAAAACATTCATCAAATTTCCAATGATGAAGTTATAAATTCAGATCTTTATTTAAATGAAGAAGAAATAAAGATAATAAATCAATTATTTTGTTTAGAAAGAATTGGATTTCCTTCTAATAAATGGTTGAACATCTATAAAACTTTAAATGGCAAGAAGAATAACGCCACATCTACACCTTGGATTTATTTCTTAAAAAGAGAAGATTTCAAGAATGAAGTGCAAAGTTATATTCATAGAGTTTCTAGCGAAATAGATAAGATAGATCAAGAATACTTAAATCAATTTCATTCATATGATTTTTTATTTAAATCATTACAGCCAACTGCGATTGATGAGGAACAACAAAAAAAATACTATCTTGGAACAGAACAAACACAAAAAGAGATTTTAAAAAGTTTTAGTCCCAATAATGGTTACTCAAAAAAACCAATATATGGAAGAATAAATTCAACAACTGGACGTTTAATAATTGAAGAAGGTCCAAATATTTTAATTCTTAAAAAAGAATATAGAAATATTATAACATCCAGGTTTGGTTCTGAAGGGAAAATTGTTTATTTAGATTTCTCTTCTTTGGAACCAAGAGTACTTTTATCAATAACAAGGGATTGCCAAGACAACGATTTGCCGCAAGACATATATCAGCATTTCATGTCAACATATAATTTGGACATATCAAGGAAGATAGTAAAAATTGCTTTATTATCTCAGTTATATGGAGCCAATGAGGAAACATTACATAAACAATTGCTTGGACATGTTAAAAAGCCAGAAGAATTAATTGCAATTATAAAAGATTATTTTGGTATTGAAACTTTAAAGCAAAAACTTAAAGAAGAATTTAATACTAACAATGGCAAATACATAAAGAACTTTTATGGAAGAAAGATTTCTTGTGAAGGTGCAAAACCTTATGTGTTGTTAAATTATTATATTCAATCAACGGCAGTAGATGTGGCTATGCAAGGATTCACTAATATAGTAAAAAAGATTCATAAAGCGAATTATCAAAATCATATTATTCCATTGTTTATATTACATGATGGATTAATTCTGGATATTCATGAAGATTTTTTTGGTGCTATTGATAAGCTATGTAGCATTGGTTCTTCAAATATTAAAAGTTTTGAAAAAATCAATTTCTTTCTTAAAGAAGATAATTTTTAATCATTAACAAAATTTTATCTGTTTGTTACTAATAGATACTGAGGAATAAATGAACGATCAAATAGTACAAAAGATTACTACTAATTGGAACAATTTTAAAAATATTGTTTCCAAGATAGAAGACGAAGATAAACAAGCAGCTTTGTTAGAGCTTTGTGAAGATGTTGTAGATCGTGCTGCCGTTTGTCCTGCTTCGACAAAAACCGAGTACATTGGTTGTTTTCCTGGAGGATTAGTTTGGCATAGCCTTAATGTTGTAAAACTTATGAAAGAGTTGTCCAAACTATATGGAGCAGATATTCCAGTTGATAGTCTTATTATCGCTGGTTTATTTCATGACATCGGTAAACTAGGAACAAAAGAAGAAGATTATTATTTGCCACAAAACTCTCAATGGCACAGGGACAAAGGAATGATTTACGAGATCAATCCAGAACTATATAATTTGTCTGTTGCTAATCGTTCATTACATTGGCTAAGTCAATATCGTTGTCCTTTGTCTGAAGATGAAATTGGTTCTATTTCATCTCTAAATGTAAAATCAAATGAGACTATTTCATATGTTCCTTCTTACAAGGAAAGCTGGCTTGGTATCATTTTGCAGCAAGCAGTTAGAGCATCTTGTGTGAAGTATAATGGTGTTAAAAATCTTATGCAAACTTGAACAATTTGCTTTGAATAACACATATTTATCATTGCCACTAGTGCAACCCATTTATTAACAATTTAACTTATTTTTCAAACGCCATTAGTGCAACCCTAACCAAAGAAAGAAAATAAAACATGTCATACGATATCGAATCAATTAAACGTAAAATCGCCGCTCTATCCGGCGACCGTAAAGCCAAAACAACAACATCAGAATCTAATAGACCAAAACTAACTTATTGGAAACCACAGATCGGTCAACATGATATCCGAATTCTTCCATATAAGGATTCAAATGGTCAACCAGTACAGGAAGTTTCATATTACGATAGTCGTCTTCTTTCAGAGCGTCGTTTCGTAGCTCCTGCTCAATTTAATCTTCCAGATCCAATCTTTGAAATGCTTACTGATCTTCGTAAAGATCGCAGCAGCAAGGCTTCATGGAAGCTCTTTCTACAGCTTCAGCCTCGTGAACGCTACTATATCCCAATCCTTGTTCGTGGTGAAGAATCCAAGGGTGTTCAGCTATGGGAGTTCAATAGCAAAATGCTAAAAGACCTGTATGGCGTTTTCGCTCATCCAGACTATGCTGATGAAGATCTTACAGACCCAGTAGACGGTTATGATTTTACAGTAACTGTAACCCCTACTGATAAGACCTTCAATGGTTTCGCTGTTAAGGATCTCAAGCTTCAGCCCCGCCGTAAACCAAGTCCTCTACTTGGTTCAGATTCAGAACGTTCAAAGGTTCTTGAACAAATTCCAAATCTTGAAGAAATTTTCAAATCACAAGTAAAATCTTCTGAACAAATGAATGAAATCATCGAAAACTTCTTAGCAAGTAAGTCATCTCTTGTAGAGTCAATGGAGGTTTCAGATAAAACGTCATCTAGTCAAGAAGAAACGGTTTCAGAAGAAAAAAAACCGGCAGTTAGAAAGAACAGCAAAAAACAAATTGATGATGCTTTCTCTGCACTAGATGATTGAGTTGTTGTTAAGATGTAAAAAAATAATGTTCCTCCTGTCCTAACATCTTAACCACAGAAGACCGCATGAAAATGCGGTCTTTTTTTTGTTCTTATTCATGTCTGTTAACATTAAATTTTTAGTCTACTATAATAACAGTTGAGGTATATTATGGCAAAACAACCAAAAAATTCTACTGCTCAAACAGATACAGTAGATGATTTCGCTAGCGAACTCATAAAAGAAATTAATAAAAAACATAACGAAAAAGTAGCTTTTAATCTTAGTAGTGATGATGCTCCAACAAATATTCATCGTTGGGTTTCTACAGGTTCAAAACAATTAAATTATATTCTTTCAAATGTAAGAGATGGCGGCTTACCAGAAGGAAGGATTATAGAAATACAAGGACCACCTTCTATCGGTAAATCACACATTGGCTTTGAAATAGCTAAACATACCCAGAAAATGGGTGGCATCGTTGTTTATATAGATACAGAAAATGCAACTTCATTAGATAATCTAAAGCTTATTGGAATTGATGTCGCTAAAAATTTCGTATTTATTCAATCTACTTGTACAGAAGAGATTTTTGAACACGCAGAAACTGTAATCGTTAAAGCTAAATCAATGAATAAGGATGTACCTGTAACTATCATTTGGGATAGCGTAGCTGCTTCTTCTCCAAAAGCAGAACTAGAAGGCGATTACGATACCAATACTATAGGTCTTCAAGCTCGTGTTCTTGGTAAAGGCTTCCGTAAAATTACAAATATAATCGGCGGTACAAAAACACTATTTGTTCTTATGAATCAACAGCGTCAAAAAATTGGCGTAATGTATGGTGATCCAACTACCACTCCTGGTGGTATGGCAATCCCATATGCAAGTTCTATCCGTATCAAATTACATGGTGGAAAACAAATAGAACATAATGGTAGAGTTATTGGCATTCAGGTTACTGCCAAAACAATTAAAAATAAAGTCGCTAAACCATTCAGAGAATGTATGTTCCAAATTCATTTCGGTAAAGGTATCGTAGAACATGAAGAGTTGTTTGACCTTCTACGACAACATTGTGATACGGCTAAAGAAGGAATAAAAACTCCAGATAATAAACTTGTCGCAATTACCGGTACTGGAGCTTGGAAAAATTTTACAGTAACTAATGCTAAAACTGGAGAACTAGAAACAGAAGTTAAGTTCTATAAAACTGATTTCGATAGCAAAGTTCTTTCAATTCCAGAATATAAAAAATATATCGATGCAATACTAGATTCAGCTTTGATTATGAGAGATAACTCTGCGGATCATATTACATATACCGGTGTTAATACAGATTCAGATGAAGAAGTAAGAGCCGCTGCAATTAATCAAGCTGAACAAGAAATTAGTTGATGGAGAATAAAATGGGTAAATATAAAGAATTAGCAGAGCAAATCGGCAACCTTGTAGAAGAGAAAAATGCCGCTTATGGAAATTCCTTTGATCAAGCAGGAGATTTCCTAAGACTATTATACCCAAACGGTATCCCTCCAGAATCTTATGGGGACATGCTTTGTGTAGTTCGTATCTTTGATAAGCTTAAACGTATTGCTACACGTAAAGATGCTTTTTCGGAATCTCCATATGGCGATATTATCGGATATGGTCTTTTAGGTCTTAATAAAGATCTTGAAGCTAATAAAAAAAAGATCCCTGAAGAAGAAAAGATCTCTGTTAAATGTAAAATATGTAATGAAATGATTGAAGCTGCAATACCATTAAGTGAATATAAATCTGATGGAAATTATGTTCATTTAGAATGTTTTCAAAAATACCAATCAGAGAATAAAACAAATATAATACCAACCGAAACCATTAATACAGTAGAATGAAAAAAGCCACCGCAAGGTGGCTTTTTCTTTGTTTCTCTCAGTAATGATAACGATGGTTAGAATAACCTGTACTTGATCTGGCGTATGAATTTGCTGGAGTGTTTTCTCCAGTATTAAACTCAATAGTTTCTGTAAAAAATCCTGTATTGTTAATTAGATTCTTCACAGTTTCCAAATGAGAATGCTTGAATCGCCACAGCTTTGTAACAACATCAAATGCACGCTCATTATATGGAATTGAATTCTTTAGATTAGCGATAAAAGAATTCATATTATGCTGTCGCATCCAATTAAACTGGAGAGTAAAGTCTTCACTCCTAATTCGAATATAGGCAATTCCATCCAATGAATCTGGAACAACGGGAGATGTAGAAATCGGCTGCTGAGAAAGAGGCGGCGGCACCCAAGCATTAACCTCTCTACGAATCATCTCAAAGTCTCCTGCATACATAGGGTAGTACTGCAACACAAGAGATAGAAACGGCTCTAGGAGGCTAATAGGAGCCACGTAAGGCTGTCCAACAGTCCGAGGCAGCTTGGTTCCACGAAGCATCGCAAATGCTCTATAAGCGTGCTTGTTGCGGCTACCCTGAAGCTTAATAAAACCATCCTCAAACCATAGACGTGCCTCGCCAGTAGAAGCCTCTCCAGAAAGAACTCCAGCCAAACCAATGTAACCAAGATGCATAACAACCTTGATTAGATTCTCACGAGTAGTTTCACGAGGATGTCGATAAGAAAGAATATAATCAATATTCTTTACAATCTTACGAAGATCTTCTCCAGTCCAAGAAAAAGTATTACTCTGTTCCAAAGAAGCAGTGTACTGAGTTGCCTCCAAAAGCTTCTGCTTCGTTTCAAGCCAAATAGGCAAACAATCTGCATGAACAAAAGTATCATTGATCGCTAGACCAAAAATATTAGCCATAGCATAATTCGCTGGAATAGTCTTGGCATACAATGCCGTGCTCTTTCCCGCACACTGTGGACCCATCCCTCGCTCCATTGAAGCATAATCACTAAGCTCACAACGACAACGAGAACAAAAACGATGCTGTACAGTTCGAAAGGTCATTTGCTATCTCCTTATTCATCTACTATACAACACTAAATTATATTATCAACTTATTTATAAAATTATAAAAACAAAAAAGAAAAAGCGGCTTCGTAATAAAGCCGCTCTCATTTAATAATTTGTCGTTTCAATTCTTCGTAAGTATATATCCATCCCATTTTATATCTGGCTTCACCCTTCGCTATATTAAAACATTGATTCCATGTCAAAGGAAATGCATCAATAAATTGAAATAAATAATACTTCAAACTCCAAAAAGGTACAAGCAAATACCAACGGTATCGCCATAATTTTATGTACCAAGGTGACTCTTGAAATCGCATATATATAAATAGATTTATAATAACAACAAATGCCGCTAAGAAATTAATCCTAGCGGTATTTGTTATTTTTTCTTCAACTCTTCGGTCCAATAAAACTTTCAAATATCTCTACATCTTTCTTTGTTCTCAATATAGAAGCTTTACCGCAAGAATGACGCCGAGTATCAACATCTATTAAACTACATGCCCAATCAAAATATCCTAAAATATCAGAAGACATATTTTTAAATTCATATTTGACAGAATTTAAATTGTTAGGTGCTGAAAGATATCTACATCCATCAGAATGAATAAGACCTTTTAAAAATTCTTTCGGATATTCTGTTATAATTTCTTTTTGCCAGTTTCGTAAAACAATTTCTCTTTCGTGTTTCTTCCCAGGTCCATGTTGCGGAAATATCTCTGGTATATTATTTTTATAACATATTATTTCTTTGCACCCAGGCATGTTGCAAATGTTTATTTCAGTTTCAAAAACCGCTTTCATTTTATGAATACAAAGCTGTATAAGATTTATATATTTTGCATCTTGAAATATGCGGAATTTATATACCTCATTTCCATTTTTCAATGATTTAGTTTTTGTTATATGACCATCACCAAGATATAATCCTAAAAGATAAGCATATGCTTCTTGCTTAGATTGATCTAAAAGCAAAATCTCCAACAGAGAGACTGGTTTAGTTTCCAGCAACTCTCCATTGGAGAAACGATTATAATAATCTCTGATTGTAGCCCGAGATATATTAAGAAGACGTGATGCTTCAGATTGATTAACCTGATTATGCCAGCATTCACGTATCTTACTTATTTCTTCTGGTGTTCGCATACTGTTTTCTAAAGATACCTGGGGTGGGACTTGAACCCACATGGTCATAAAGACCGATTGATTTTAAGTCAATTCTGTAAACCTATTCCAGCACCCAGGCGTATTCATTTTTCAAGCTTTTTCTATCAATCTCTAGTCTCTTACTATATCATCTGGTTTTCTATTTGTAAACTATTTTCTTTTAGTTTTTTTATTTTTTTTCTTACCGCATTACCAGATACCTTTAACATTCTACCGATATGTTCAATAGAATATTCTGAGCTTAATTTCAATATGTTTAAAACAAATTTTATTTGATTATTAATAGTGCGGGTG